CAATTCAATCAACTTCAACTTATCTTCCAAACGAATAATCAACTCAACGTCTTTGATGTTATATTCAATGAACTTTTGAAAGTTTAATCGATACAATTGGTGTAGATTGTCATACTCATCATAAGATAATTTGTTTTCACCAATCTCTGCATTTGCAATGGCATCCAAACGATAAGACTCCTGAGATTTACCATCAGGAGCATACCATCTGTATAATTCAATATAATCTAACGATGCAACGCCCATCAAATCATATGCAGTCATCGTTCGGCCATTAATAGTTGTTTGACGACTACCAATGTATTTCCATGGAGAAAGAAGTTTAGTTTCATCTTCACCTAGAATCTTGCGAAAACGGTTAACCAAATACGGAATATCAAAGAACTTTGTATTCCAACCAGTCAGAACATCAGGTGTCATGTGACACCATTGTTGGATGAATTTCTTGCAAAGAGTCCATTCATCTTTACATTTGAAATAAACTTCATCGCCTTGAACTTCATAATCACCACAACCAAAAACGAATGTTGTGCCATTAACGTACTTGATACAAATAGCAGTGATTGGTTCGTTTGCTTGATATGGGTCAGGGAAACCATTCTCTGAACCGACCTCAATATCAATTACTGCAATTGAAATCTTATCTTGATCCCATTCAACCATGCCTTGGTGTTGTTCACCAATAAAGGCATACTCATAACGAGTATTACCATAGATTTTTGGTGTACCTGGAATGCCATCATACTTCTTAGTGAACTCTTTGGCCTCTCTAATGTCATCAAACTTTTTACGGTCTAATGGAGTACCATCAAGAGACTTAAAAGAACCGGCTGTTTTGCGTGAAGGGATATAAAGAGATGGCTGATAATCAATTCTTTGATTGACTCTCTTGCCATCCATAATGCCTCGGTAAAGAATAGAATTACCAAAGCATTGTACGTTAGTGTAGAAATTAGTCATTAACCTGTAATAATTTGTTTTGGTGTTGGAAGAACAATACCTGATCCAAAGACTTGATTGTAATTATCAATGAATTCTTGTGCAGGCACATAAGAGTATACTACACTTGCAGGCGAAATGTCAATGGCCGAATCTTTCTTTTGTGGTGCATGTAACGGAAATGGTGCAAGTCCTACATTTGGTTGGCCATCTTTACCTCTTACAACTGCAATGCCCACAGGATTTTTAATATGCCATTCACCTTGGATAATCTCTGCATCACCTAGAACGTCTTCTCCGCTTGTCAATTTTAATACCATAATACTCATAATTCACTCCATAATAGTTTGAGGATAAATATCTAGTATACTTGAATTCATCAGAACATGCAATATGTTCGTGCCATCTTTACCATAATATTCTAATTATAACAAAGTGGTTGAATGGATCCAATAACATTGTTTGCAATGGCAAATGCGGCTGTGTCGGCCGTAAAGAAAGGTTGCCAACTTTATAAAGATATCAAAGGTGCTGCAGGAGATGTTAAATCTGTCCTGAAGGATCTTGACGAGCAATTTGCAAATAATCATAAAGATAAACCTGCCACTACTGCTCAACGTAATGCATACATTGAAGAAAAGAATCGTGTCATTGAGTTAAACAAAAAACAAGGTGAAACTGCTGGTATCTACCAAGAACTGGCAAATTATCTTGGTGACTTCTTTGACAACATGAATAAGTGCATGGCAGTAATTGAAGAAGAAGAACGTAAGAACCGTGAAGAAATTTATGAAGGTGAGCAAAGTTTAGGTCGCCGTGCATTGCAACTAGTCATTATGAAAAAACAATTGGAACAAATGGCAACTGAATTGCGTGAAATGATGATATTCCAAAGTCCTCCAGAATTAGGTGCTCTTTGGACTGATGTTAGTGAAATGATGAAAGAGATAGGTGGTCAACAGAAGGTATTGTTGACTAGAAAACTCCGTGAAGAAGCAAAAGTAGCTGAACGTAGACGCCAAAAAATGAGATTGTATATGACAGAGTTAAGTTATGGAGGTTTTATTTTCATTATTGGAATAACAATGACTCTATTGATGGCATATATTTCACATGATAGAAAACAGAGATGGCCAGAATTAGAACCAGAAATTATTAAACAACATCAAGCAGAACGTAAACGAATCCGTTTGTTAGAATTAGAACAAATGGAAGAAGAAATAAAGAGGCAAGATGAAGAATTCAAACGAGAATCAGAATGAAGAAGTCGAAACAATGTCCTTTTCGGACTTCTTACTTGAATTGCCAATAAAAATTCTATTGTTGTTTTTTGCTGGATTATGGGCAATAGCCATGGGCATATTGCTCATCTACATAAAATATGTTAGATAATTAAGCGTAGGTATTTTGAGTGCTAGGTTGTACTTCATGTAGCAACTGACCATTTTCATCATATACTTTTGCTGTATCAGCATCAGATATGTTTGCAAAGTTTTTAGCTTCTTCGAATGAACCAAAGAAGTGGCTATATGATTCTAAAATACCATTAACCCATTTGTGTCTTTTTACCATGTGATGTGACATACGAAACTCCTTAAAGGAAATATTTAGTCCAGATTTTTCTGGTGTTATTTGTGTACTTAGTCAACAAGCGCTGGTTGACCCATACGTTAATTTTTGGATGATAGTAAGCACATTCTAGTTTATCTGCAATATCTTTGCTATCTGTTGGATCAGCATTGTATAAAATAGAAGACCAAGGTATTTCTTTACTACCAATCAATGGAACACCTTGACTAATTAAGTCTGCACCAACAATATTAAATGTTTCAGAAAATGAAACTTGTAAACCAATGTCCATGTTTGCACACAATTCTAAAAATTGTTCTCTTGGTGTCCATTGGTGATTAATCAATTGGTGACCAGAATCGGAAAGTTGTTCAAACAAACCTCTAAGATTATTAATAACTGCATCACCTTTCATTTCAATACGACCAGCGTTTACATGAAAGTTTAGTTTCTTACCAATTTTGTTTGCAAAATCTATTGCAGCAACAGCCTGAACTAGATGATTTTTCAAAGGTCTTACTGCACCAAAACATGCAATATCAATTGTATCTTTATCTCTATTGAATTCTTTCTTTACATAATTTTGCGGATAATAATTAGGAAGATAGATTATTTTTTCATCTAATAATTTAGAATGCTTAGTTTTCAAAATTGTTTCAACTTCATGCATCATACGTGGTGCATTTACACCAATGTAAACGTTTTTGAAGCAAGAGTATTCTGAAATCCAATCCATTGCCATACCTTCACCGGCCATAAAAGGCATCTCTGAATGTAAACGAATAATCCATTTAACATTAGGATGAAGTTTTTGCAATACTGCAAATTTAGATGGCACAACCCACAATGCTTCAATAATAACATGAGTTGGTTTATATGCACTAACGAGAGCATCAATTCTGTTGTTATCTTCAACAACGTATAAATTAGAATGTACTCCTGAATTACGCAGCATCTGGTTCATAAAAGATGCCGAGTTGTATAGGCCTGTGCTAAGACCTATGTTTTGGTGTAGCACAGCATTGTAATCTTCTCTGCGCTTGAGAATGAACATTACCTTTTTCATAACAAGACCTATAAAAATATTGGAGCGGAATGTCAGAATCGAACTGACGACATAAGATTGGAAATCTCCAGTTTTGCCACTAAACTAATCCCGCAATAAATTGGTTGCAGTGCCCTAGAATCGAACTAGGAACTGAGGATTATGAGTCCTCTGTGATACCGTTTCACCAGCCTGCTATAAGTATATATACACGTTTTCTATTTCAATTTTATGACTTTGGTGCGAGTAGCCAGAATCGAACTGGCACGCCTATTAAAGCGAGAGATTTTAAGTCTCTTGTGTCTACCTATTTCACCATACTCGCATTAAATTAAGTGTAGTATTAATTGGTGCCCCAACCGAGACTCGAACTCGGATGCCGAAGCAGTGGCTTCTAAGACCACCGTGTCTACCAATTCCACCATCGGGGCATATTTGGTGCAAACTAGAGGAATCGAACCTCTTTCTATGGTTCTTCAGACCACTGCTATGACCACATCAGCTAAGTTTGCATATTGGTACCTCGTGACAGGATCGAACTGCCGACCTTCTCCTTGTAAGGGAGACACTCTACCGCTGAGTTAACAAGGCAATTGGAGCGGAATCTTGGAGTTGCACCAAGATATTAAGAGGGAATCTTAACTCGTTCTACAACGATTCCGCATTAGATGGAGCGGGTAGCGAGAATCGAACTCGCATATTAACCTTGGCAAGGTCACAGGTTACCATTACATCATACCCGCATGTTCTTGTTCTGTAAGAATTCTTTTCAATCGGTCTGCACAGAACGATGCTGCTGGAGCATCTGGTTTGACCATTGGAGTTACATTACATGTTCCTTTTATATATCCAATGGCCTGTTGCACAACGCAAGAAGAACCATGTAAATCAGATTTATTAAGGTCTAAATGCACTTCAACATGGAAGTTTTCCAAAACTTCAGCCAATGTTTGAAACAATTCTGAAACTTTGTAAACTTCGGTCATCAGACGCATAGCAGGTTTACTTTTTTTGTGGTCATAATCTAACTCACGTTGAACATAACCAAAAATTTTACAACCATGACGGCCATCAATATGCACGACAACAGCTAAAGCATAGTCGGCATACCAAACACCGTTCACTCTCACTCTTTCAGAATCAGCACCAAGATACACTTTAGTATCTGGTCCTTGTTTTGCAAGGAATGCTTTAACTTCTTCTATGTCGAAATTTTTCATATTGACCACCTTTGTTACTAATTGGCATCTCGGGACGGAATCGAACCGCCAACCTTGGGTTTTGGAGACCCCTACTCTGCCTAATTGAGCTACCGAGACATATTATTACACATATTTTTTTGGCTGTCTATCAGGATTAAATCTGTTTTTGGCCGCATATGTGTCTTGTTGTGAATGACAATTGGGACAAAGAAACCTTAAATTTTTTAATCTATGGTCGTTATTCACACCGTTAATGTGATCCAATTGCAACACAAGTTTTTTTTCATTCCAAGTATCTTTAATACCACAACAAGAACATTTATATTCAATTAGATTTTCTTGCAGTATTCTTCTTTTCAGATTATGTCTTGCATAACTTGAATTTTCCACAAGAATATCTTCTAAAGAAATTTGTCTTTGTTTATTATATTCTATTAGTCCTTGGAAATTTTTACCAGAAGTTTTCGTTTTCATGTTTTAATTCTCCTTTATGGATATTTATAAGAACATGAGTTCTGAGAACTACTGTGCAAAATACATGGTACTCTGTACAAGAATCGAACTTGTGTCGCTCGATTATCAGTCGAGTGCTCTACCATTGAGCTAACGGAGTATTTAACTTGGCCGGTCCTGAGAGAATCAAACTCCCACTTCTGCGTTCGTAGCACAGTGTAATATTCATTTTACTAAGGACCGAAATTGGTAGTGACGGAGGGAACCGAGCCCCCAACCTTTTCCGTATGAAGGAACTGCTCTGCCGGTTGAGCTACGTCACTATGAATGGTGGAGAATAGGAGATTC